TGCGACGTTTCTGGGAACTAATGTACCCAAACGCCTGTTCTAGTTTTTCTTTTTGTCGATCTAAAATTTTATTGGCAACCCATGTCCCGCCTGTAATTGCGGATACAATACTGGTTAAGCCAATGGCTACGTACTCTGGACCCACGGCTAAAGACTTTTTTTTAATTCTAGTCTTTAGTAATCAAGATGTAGTTGGCCTTTTCTTGATAGACCGTTCACTAACCAGACGAGAGCATCTACGCAGTCATCATGACTACTTACACCGAAATTTGTGAGTTCCTCGAAGAGATTTGTGAAGTTCCGATACCGATTGAAGATAATCTTTCGATCTTCAAACATGCCCATGATTCCACGGAACCGTGCCAACTTATCTGCACGGAAGCCCTTGACTGGATGCCAAATCAAATTGTAGAGACCTTCATTATTCAAACAAACTCTCTTGAAGTCGGCCTCCAGGGAAGCCTGGTACTGGACAGCTTCACTCCAGATATCACACGTTGAATAAGTCGGGAAGTAATTGCCGTTATCGTCTTTGCCAAGTACGGACCAATCATTAAGAAGTTCTTTGAGTGCATCAAGTTTTTCAAGGTTGCCCATGACTCGAATTCGTCTGTAATCAATAATATGAATGCGATCTTCAATGCGACCACCAAGGATCATCACCGTGTAATCGTTTTTCTCTTTTGTTCCAGCGGACAGGTCAACTCCAATTCCAAGTGTGTCGAACTCTGTTGAAATTTCGGCTTTAACAATCAGCTCTGGCGCCAAGGAAAGCTCATTCTGTCGGACGACTTGATTCATATACTGAAAAGAAAAAGCAATAGGTGCCTGTCTTTTCTTTTCTTTTAAGTAGTCCAGTGACCACATCTCTGGCCAATACGACTCTTCATCTCCTGTTTTAGGATTGTTTTGAATTGCAGAAAGAATAATTTGACTCCAATTGTTTTGTGGATTAAAAGTCGTTGAATGAATGTCATCATGACGAAAGCGCGTACCAAGACAAATCGCACGTGCTCCTTCGAACATGGTTGGTGCAATCACGGCATTCCAGTTTTCCTGCATCTGTTTTCGGATGTCAGGGTTTGAAATATCTGCGGCTGATTTAATAGCGTCATCAATCATTACCAAATGAGAGCGCTTAGAAGTCACTGAGCCTTTAAGGCCTGCGGCACAAAGTGTGAACTGTTCGTCACCAGTGGTATCAATGCCTGCAAACTTATGATCAATAGACCAATACTCGTTACTGGTAACGTTCTTCATCAAACGTACCGTTGGGAAAACTTCCTGGTACCGTTTGCTTTCAATGATTCGCTTGATCGTTGCAGACTTAGATCGTGCGATATCAACCGTGTAAGAAAGATAAAGAATTTGAAGGGGTAGCTTGGCTTGCGTATGAATGCCAATAGCCCAGGCGGTCAATAGTCCAAGGACCGTACTCTTTGCTGATCCCCGTGGAGCAAGAAGATCAACATTGGGTCCAGCAATCCTAATGAGGCAACTGCTATCGCGATCCGTCACAAAATGACGGTGCCAATCCAAGTGATGTTTGGCGGGAGGTTTATCTGCAACGTATTCACAAAAGAAACCAAAGTCTTCACGTGCCCGCTGAAGATCTTCTGCATTCTTCGGTTTTTTAATTTGCTGGTTTCGTGCCGCAGCTTTTGCGTTACGTCGGTAAGCAAGGTGTGTATAACTGGGCACGATATGTTGTAAAGCTTAGTTGAATACTAGCTTATTTATCCGCCTTCTTGCCTTTTTGCTCTTTGTATTTCCGTGCTTTCTCGAGAGCAGCTTTACGCTTCTCTTTGTCCGACATCTCAGTGCCGTCTTCTTTCTTTGCTTCTTTTTTCTTGAAGTGCTCCAGGAGCTCTGGAGGCATTTTACCTTTAGCCATCAACGGTTACCTTCAAGGCGACGTGAGCGACCGGGGCCAAACTCAATCCCAGAAGAAGCAGGCGCTACACCAGGGAACATCGATGCAGCACCCCTTTGATTCAAAACAGTTTCTTCCTGTGCACGCATCCTTTGCATTTCTTCTGGAGAGGAAACGTTGCCTGTGTTGGCACCCATAATAAACAAATTCCTTAAGAATATATTAGCCGTACTACTCTTCGAGTTGCATACGAGCCCATACACTCATCGTCGCTTCTTCCAGGGGAATTTCAATGGGGTCATCCTTGAAGATAAACATGAGTTCACGAATGGCTCGGTCAGCACCAGCCATCAGTAAACCCTTGCGATCTTTAATGGATGTGAACTTTTCTACCTGGTCGATATGACCCCTGATTTCTTTTTGCATTGAAGCGATGCGTGCAACACCAGCATCTCTTTTGACAACACCTTTTTCTACATCTTCCCGAAGTTTGCGCACATCTTCTTGCATCTCTTCGATTTCAAAGAGAAGTTTCTTGCGGTGATCCGGTTTCTTGTAATTTGATTTGACCCAGAGTTCACACGCAGTTACCGTCCCCTTGTAACCAAGGAAACGTGAGTAGAGATAAACCTCAATGACAGAGTAGTTCTCTGCGGCAAAGGCACAGAAAGACTCTTGGGTTGAAGCATCTAGGTTATCGACCCACTGGTCAAATAACTCAATATCGATATGCTCGTTGCGCCTGACCGTAGTCTCGGGCTTCGTCTTGTTGCTTGTACTGTTGTTGCTGCTCGGCTGAGGTGCGGGACTCTTCTGCCCCCTTACCGATGGTTTCACGTTCTTGTTCACCAGCAGTCTCCATTTTCTTCTTGGAAAATTCGTAAGCCACGCCAGCAGCTTGGCGGTACTTGTCTAGATCAAACCAGTCGTCTACATCGACTTGGCCTGCGGGTACACTGCTGGACATGGCTTACAGATTATACAAGAAAAATCAGAAGTTGCTCATCATCGAAGCAAGGCCCTGAGCATAGATATCACGGCGGCCTTCCAGGGATTTCTGGCGTTGTTGACGACCTTTGGAACCTTCGAGACGCTCAAGAAGCTGTTCGAACTTGTTGATGTCAAAATAGTCGTCGGAGGTGCCTTGGCCCACGGGTGTGGAAGTCATTTATCCAAATGATTAACTAAAGTAATTATAACAAAGATATTTTATGAGAAGTTGAAGGCACCCACTAACTGACTATAGATGTCACCTTCTTTGGTAATACGTGCAACCTCCCTGGAGCCTTCGTTCTTAAGTTTTTGAGTTTCTTTGTCAATCTCACCTTGAAGATTGGTGAGACCAGCGCTGTAGAGATACTTGCGGGTATCACGTACATTTTGAAGCTGTTCTTCAATTTCTGCAGGTGTTCCAGTGAACTGACTCTTGAAGTCTGGAGTTACGACACCAGCACGTGCTTTGGTCGCTTCTGCGTAAGAAGGAAGAAGATTGGCGTCGAAATTAAAAGTACGTTGGCCACTCTTTTTGCCTTCTGCGGTAAGCGTTTGCTTACCAAACATTGTGTCGTAGTAGTTATCAAGATAGCTCTGGTTGAACTTGTCTTGATACTCGGAACCCTTCACCAAGGAGTCTTTGAGATCCTGGACCGTACTGTAATAACCTTGGTTGAATCGCTCCAGGGCTTTGGACTTTTCTTCTTCAGTAGCAGAACGTCCAAGCAACTCTTCATAGGCTGCTTCCACGCCCGTGGCCCTGCGCCCAGGGAGAAGCTCTTTGGTATAAAGTTCAGTAAGGCCCGCAACATCTGTCTCTGGAGGAGTCAGGTCATAACGTGCGGCATAATCCCGTAACTGTCCGGTTGCATCCGTATAACTGATCAAACCTTGACGAAGTTGTGACTCAACACCAGAACGGAGTCCTGCAAATCCAGCTTGCCCTGCCGCTTTACGCGCTTCTTCTTTTGCTGCCGCTTCAGCTTTTTCTTGTGCAGCACGTTGTTCAGCAATCGACTCACGCTGCTGTTGGTACTGAAGATATTTTTCGAAAGAATCGTCTTTTGGAATTTGAGGGGATTTGTACTCAACCCTGGTGCCACCGCCGCCCATGACTTACCTCCTATACGAAAAGTGTACTGACATCAACAGGTGCTCTACGTCCAAACATGCCAGCCATTTGAGTTTCTTTTTCAGCCAAGGAACGTTTTAGAGCTTCACGATTCTCGCGTTGCCTGGCTTCACGCACCTCTGTAGATCCAGCAAGTCCAAATTCACGACGTGCTTTATCAACATCAAAGGCCATCTGCTTTTCTGCAAAAGGACCCAGCTCTAACTCTTTGGCTCGTTGTTGTCTTCCAAAGTCAAGGTCTGCGGCAATCTGACTAAAGTTTTGCGCTCCAAGAGCTTGCCCCAGTTGTCCATACAACCCTTCGCGGGAGAGCATGGCATTTGTTTCCAAGGCGGCATTTTGGGCTCTTAGCTGTGCCTCCAGCCCGGACCTCATGATGTCCTGCTGCCGCCGCTGGGACATTATCTCGAAAGGTGCTGAAAGAAGGCCTAATCCAGCAGATACTATTGGACCTCCAGCACCTTGCCAAAACTTGTTACTTGCTGTCACTTGTTCGACCTTATCTAATCTAAGTTTACTATAGCTTTTGTCTTAAAAGTATCGGACGGAAGGCATAGAGACAGAAACGGGTTGAATCTGGCGCTGAGGGAAAGTGCGATACGTTTCAGAAACAATTTGAGGAATCTGTCCATATAGATCGGACATCAACTGCCGCTCTCCGGCACCACCAAAAGCAGAGGCGATTGTTCCAGGGAGCCTGCCAATCTGATTATATAAAGAAGCAAGGGCTAAACTCTCTTTTCCAAATTCTTGACGCTGAATACCTTCTTGAAGCTTGATTTCCGCCATCTCCTTTATTAGTTCTTTTTGTGCTTCTCTATTTTTTTCTAGTATGGGTTCCAAGCCTTTCCATTCACCACCGCCCTGCGCAATACGTGCTGCATCAAAAAGCTCTGCAGTCGTAAAGTTTTTGGTTCGGTCTGGCCCAAAAAGCCGATTAATTTCACTCAGGAGTTCAGGCTGTTGGCCTGCAAGAGGAATAGGTGTGCTCATGATATTAACCGAAGGAGATTTGCGGAGCCTGGATGGTAGATCCGGCGTAAGGGTTGGCTGCAATAGCAGTACGTGCATAGGCACCTGCCTCTTGCATACCAATTCCAGCAAGTTGGAACATGCCCGCCTGACGACCAAGGCTTTGATA